CTTGAGATATGGAATGTTTTCAGGTGTAGTGAGAGTAGAAGTAATTTCATCATTGTTCAACTCGAACAATGCCATAATTGCATCTTTTTGCTGATTCCAAGTGATTGGCAGATTTTCATTAGCTTCAATTTCAATATCGCCAATCTTACCTTGAAGTTCAGACAAACGAATGAAAACATTGACAAAGTTTCCAAATTCGTTCTTCTTGACTTGTTTTTCGTCATCCTTCATCTCTTTGATGTACATCGGGATGACTTTACCGAACACATTCTTCCACCAGTATAACAGCATTTTCCATGTACTCTGAAGCCTCTGAAGGGCCTGAGCACGACTCATGCTGTATTCACTAGCAGTTCTACTACCTGCCATCTGACCGCCAAATAGTGAAGGCAAGGAACCAGATACTAACTGACCTAGTTCCTGAACCTTCGCAGCGAATGGAAGAACTTCCTGACTTAGTGTAGCTGTCTTGACTTCGTAGAATCCTTCTGCGAGTGACTTTCCACTCTTAGGAGTGGCTGGATAGATACCACCTGGGATGACTTCAGCATTGCGATACGCATTAAAGTTCAATACTTTAGGATCAGCAAATGTCTGAGGAATCCCATGTTCTACCGTCTGCAATACTAATGAAATCAGATCATTAGTGATGTCCTGAACTGATGTAAGGAGTAGACCGATTGGATCGAAGTGAAGATAGTCTGAAAGAGGATTATGAGTAATCGTCCATGAGTCATCAAGATTCTCATTGGTCGCGTGTGCAATTAGGTCATTGGCTACTTCTACTTTGACACCATTAGGGAACTGTTTCTTCAATGACTCCATTTCATCTTTATTCAAGATGTTATACGCGCACGGACGGAACCATGCATTTCGGCACGTCACATTATTTACTGGATGTTCACCTCGATACTGTGGACTAGTACGACCCCACTGTTCATACTGGTCGTATGCAGAACCACCTTTAGTGATTTTGTCTCTGAGTTCTGGGAACTTTTCGAGTACATTTGCATAATGAGTCTCATAAGAGTAAATGAGGTATGAGCATTCGGACTGATTCCGCGCCCAGACCGGCACTTTAACAAATAGACCACCATAGACTTCCATCTTAATACGAGATTTAGGATGCTTAGTGACACCCACCATTCTCTCTACAGTGAATGTCTGCTCTCGTTTGTCCGGCATTACCATAGCAGCACAATTCGGACACATTTGCAATCCCTCATCGAGGGCTGCATTTATTTCAACATCAGTAGCATCTGGTGCGAATTCGTATTCCTGATCTTCTGTAACTGACTCATCTACCATTTCTGCCTGACAGAGAGGGCAGACAGTCTGAATAGTAGTTTCCTCTACCTTCTCATAGTCTTTGGTTTCATATGTGCCGTATTCATCTTTTGCTTCGGGATATGCATAACACGCGGTCATACCCTCAGTACAGAAGACAAACAGCGCATGAAGCCAAAACAAAGGCATGTCATTGTGCTTGAACACCAGTTCAGCGATTTTATTACCTGACTTAGCAGTGATTACATCTAGAGGATTATCAGCATCATCAGGATAACAAACAACAGGAGGTACAGTGACAGATAGAGCAGCAATGATTGACTCAAGGTAAGCCCGGTAGACGTTGACCGGCTTGTCATAAAAACCCTGATCCGATTCATCATCCAGCGTCTCAGTTCCTGGCATCCTCCAGTCATGAGCTACCTCACTGTAGTAGGTATGCTGAATGTTTTCCCACAACAGTTTCAATCGACGCCAAGTTCTGATTTGACGATCGCGCACACCTCTATCTTCATCATCGAAGTGATCGACTAGCTGCTTCAGTAATGCGCGTGTAGCGTCGTCCAGTTCTTCCATTAGTATGCTTCTTCCTCAACTGGAGCTGGATTACGCTTCCTTCGGGTAGGAATATTCGGAGTCAATTCATCTCCAAATCTATTGGCGATTGGAGTCTGTCGAGGTTCCTCATACTGAGGATACATTGGAGGCAACTGCTGAGTAATGACCTGACCTTCTTCATCACCCTTTGTATACACTGTAGATCCACCACGGAATGGCTGACCGCGCATAGCTTCATTTCTACCCTGGAAGATTGATTCAGCCAGATTAGGTGTACTCTGATCTCGCCGATTCATAGGGTTTTGACTATAGTCAAACCCTCCACGCGGCATTACTGCATTCTTGGCGAATCTATTTGCAAGTCCTATACTTCCTTCAGATGGATTTCTTTCAATAGCTTGTTGACCAGATGAACCAGAATCCTGACGGCGCATCAAGTCACTAGCAACACTAGCTAGTTGACCCTGCCATCCGCCTCCATCAGTAGCAGTTCCCTGACCCATAGGCGCAGCACCCATCATTAGGCTGCCAACCTTACCAGCAGTAGCCAGATTCTTCTGCCATCCTGTCAGTTTATTTGCTGTATTGCCTACTTTACTTGCAGTAGATGCAGCCTTACCTGCGGTACCAGCCGCTTTACTACCTAATGAACCAAGACCGAATCCACCTGTGAATGAACTACCAAGGCCAGCAGCAGTACTAGCCATGCCAAGATACTTATCGAATTTAGAAGGAGCGACTCCTTTTTCGATAGCCTTCTTGTAGTCATGCTCAGCCCATTTCTGACCGAGTTTTTGTGTAGCTCCAGTAGCCATCAGACTAGCTCCACCAGTGAATGGAGCAGCCACATATGGTGCAGCCTGTAGAGCTATCTTACCTAATTTGTTCCAGAAGCCCATTTCTCTACCTCAATGTGAGAGGTGTGTTGATGATTCCAAACACGCTCAAGATGTACAGTAGAGAGAACAGGATTACAAGCAGTCGAATTACATTCTGGAAAGGCGGAGCCATCGGAATGTATGTCTCAACTAGATAGAGACAGAATCCAAGGACGACGAGAATAACGATCATCTGAATCATGAGAGTCCCACTTCCTTCTCTAGATCAGCGATCTCCTTAGTTCGATCGCGTATTACTTTGGCCTTCTGTCTGTCTTCAGCTTCAAGATATTGCTGACGCACACGCCAAGGAACGAACGGGGGAGTGATTGATTGAGGTTCTTCTTCCTTTGTAGGAACTGGTTCGGGCTTGTCCTTATCTATGAGCCTATGCAATAATTCCTTCCGTTCTGCATTACTCTCAGCGAGTTGCATACGCAGGATCTCACAAGTCTCACATGAAACTGGATCAAGCCCGAACCACTTTCTAAAAAGTTCACTTAGCATTAGGTTCCTTTATAATCCATCTGTCCGGATCACATGTATATCCACAGATCCCATCAGGTGGACAACGTGGATCTATTAATACTTTAACTGGTAATCCATCCGAACATACTGGAGGTACACGCACTCTCGGGATTACATGTCCACATCCAGAACTAATGACGATAACGAGAAACAGGCTTAATTTCTTCATCTGTTTCCGTCTTCTTCATGTTTCGGTAGAAGGCAGTCCAATCCTGTGTTTCATTGAGCTTCCGCACAAGAACATCCTGTGCTTCGACTTTCCTGAATTCCTCGTTTGCTTCTCCAAAGAATCCTTCAGCTGCATCGACAAGATACCGCAGACCATCAATTGGGTCATCCCCATCGAATTCCGCGATGTCTTCTGCAGCTTTGTTTCCTTTTGGTTTGTCATAACTACATGCCTTAATAGCTTCCACTAGTACAGGACACGCGCCTGCGAAAATCTGTAGTTTAGGGATATTAGTCTCTGGTTCTTGTGGATCGAATGAGTGAATGTATGAGTGATATTCCTTCTCACCTCTATTTCGATAAATCCACATTGCATAGTCTTCACTATATTGACCGATGTCTGTCTGATTGATTAGTTTCGGTTGCCACCGTAGATATTCATGAATGAGCTGCTTTCCAGCAATACGCGAACCTGGTGTATTGTTGGATAACTCAATGGAAACTCCAAGTTCTGATTCAATCTGCTCCTGAATGGTGTGTTCTTGACCTCTATCCTGACCAGCTGATTTGCAAAACCTGACAAGACGAGGATTTTCTTTGTCGATGTAGAGTTTAACATGTGGTGCCCACTCCGCAATCTTAGTTTTCACCCATGTCTGTTCTCTGTAGATGTACACCTTCTTATTCGGTGAGATAGCAGCATATCCAACCCATGTCATTGCAGCAAAACCCCAGTCACCTATGACGATACGCGGCCACCATGACGGAATTTCAAACGGCGGAATGACATGAATTGCATTCTCTGGTTCGTCCTCGAACTTACGATCACGAAATTCGTCGAATACCTGCCCCTGATAGGCGTCCCAATCACCCAGTAGTTTTGCTTTACGTTCCGCTTCAATTGTAATGCCTTGAAGTGACTGCTTGTAAGTAGGATCAATGTGTGGATTGTCTTCTAGGGTTGAGTGGATGTAGATTCTTTTGTTTCCACCTTTTCCGAGGATGATCTTTCCACCCTTTGGGTATGGTTTAATGAATCTCTTGTAAGTCCATGTATGGCCAATACCACCGGGCATACCAGCGGCACGAGTAATAGAAGGCAGACCAGAATCCTTAGGTGCGCGGTTGCGCTGAAAAGTGATGTAAGTGTAAATCCACTCAGTAATACTAGTAAGCTCATCAGGAGTATACAAGCAGATTTGCATCGTATCATATTGATGGACGTCATCTTCATTCTCGCAATGACCTAGAAAGATCATTGCTCCTTCGTTAGTACCCCCAGTCCCACCGTACTGATCTGAACGTGGAAATGTCCAACACATCTCAGTTTTATTAAGAGTTGCACCAAATTTACGATAAAGTTCACGGGATCGAGGAATGATTTCATTTCTAAGTTCTGGATAGGTTCGGCGCATGAACACTTGTTTGAATTTAGGGTGCTCATGCCATCTATGGACAATACCATACAGTAGAAGGACGTCTGACTTTCCTGAACCTGCTCCTCCGCCATAAAACCCCTCTTTAACAGTGGTGGGTAGTGATAGGAATTGTTCCTGCTTGGGTGATGGACGCCATTCATTTGACTGAATGACTTTCTTTATATCAGTATTATCGAGGTCCACGCCTTGCCTCTAGTCCATTCTCGTCCATTTGCATTGATGGACCAAGACCACGAACTACATCTGGCCTCTGCATATTCGTATTTTCCATTAGTGACTGGAAACTATTACTTCCTGGTTGTTCGCCACCATATGGTGCATTCTGCAACATTGGCTGACCTACACTACCAGACAATTGATTCTGATTCTGCATTCTAGCTAGTTCACGTGGATCTTGTGATCCCAAATCAGGCCCCTCATAACCGCGCATTTGTTCTTCAGCCTGCTGTCGTGCATTCGACTGCTGCTGATCATATGGAGTCTGAAGATTGGCTAGACCTGATTGTGCTCCACCAGCAGATTGACCATAATTAGCAGGAATAGTCAAAGCACCAGGCTTATCCATCCAACTCATATCCTGACCTGCCGCCTGACCAGTATTCCTGTAATCATTCAACTGAGGGAATTTATTAGCTAGTTGACCGAGTGATCCACCAATGGCTCCAGTCTGTGCATTCTTTGCAGCCTGCATTTTCTGCTGCATCATATCCCTAGATCCACCCTGCATACCGGGCTGTAATCCAGCAGTAGGATTAGGTCTCTGTCCCTGTCTCCACGCACTCATTACATTACCAACAGACTGACCTACTCCCTGCATCTGATTGTTAGGTTGACCCATAGCAGGTCTGCCCTTCATCATGGGATTCGCACGCATCTGCTGTTTCTGTTGCCACGAATTCTGCTGATTCTGCATAGCAGGAGATTTCTGAGCAGATGTTCCATTCGCCATACCACCTTGTGGAGTAGTAGGTTGATTCATCGTATCGTAGAGTCCCATGTTATCTCAACCTTCCTGTTACAACTTGGGCAGTATATCCGTTTGGCTGTCCATTAGATGAACGACGGAAGTCGAAATGAATCTCTTGACCCAAATCGAATTGCTGTTCAGGATGCATCATTCCATCGAAGTCAATGAAACTTAACCAACAAGCTCTTTCACATTTCGCTGATGTATGTCCCTCATCCCCATAGAAGATACCGAAGATTTTACCTTCATGACTGATTCGATGATCGAATCTCAATGTATCTTCTGCCTTGGGAGAAAACACGCGTTGACCTGATTGACTTCCACCGAAATGAAATGGTGTAGGCCAACTCATGATGTCAGCTGGAATGATTGACTTGACACGCGCAACTTCATTGAAACCAGGATAACTAGCTATATCTGAATCGGACTTGATACCGGCGGAACAAAAATAGTTGAATCCTTGGTTGCAAATGGCAGACTGAACGGCCAAGGCGCAGAGATGATTACTGTCAACATCCCGTCCTTCGTAGCAATGTCTAGCCTTGACGGATACTTCATTACCTGGTCCCGTAGGCTCATCCTGAATTCCATATTTAGATGGTGGATGGCCTTCCCATAGAACTGAGAAGACATGTCTGATGCGATCATGATCCTCCCCGTCACGATATCCGTGGATTCCATAGAAATCTCCTCCACACCATGCTTCAATATCTGATACTTCTTCACTAGGCGGAGCAGTTGTAGTGACTATTGTTTCGTGATCTTCCGCCTTGAACTCGTCGAGTGCGTCGGAAATCTCTTCCTTACTATTCGCACCTGTTTGCCACGCTTCATTTCCACCGAATACATACGCGGCTGTTTTATTCTGTCTTCCTCTGGTGTGTCTTCCAAGTTCTCTAAAGAACTCAGAGTGAGTACCCGACCAGAGTTTATAATCGCCAAGATTATAACCACCTTTCATTCCATACTTGTCTAGGAGATCACCTAGTCTACTCAACTGACCCCAAAAATCAGGAGTATAACCGGGACCACACTCTCTACCAGACCAGTAATCTCCACCGAGTGTACCAAGATTCATCCAGAAATGAATGAATGGATAACCTACTGACTGTGCTTTCTGAATGATGGACTCAGCTTTAACTGAATCACGTACAAAGACTGAGAACAAATCACCCACATGAAGTCCAATTGGAATAACTGGACCTTCATCATCTACATATCCTGAATCAGTGATACGCAGTTGACCTTTGATTGTGGATGGAATTGAACTGAATAGGGAGATAGGAGGATCAGCAATGAATGTCTCATATCCTCCGGGTACATCAGTGGGATGACCTTCCCACATGGGCTGATCTAGAACTACGCGCCCGTCTCCCCACACTTTAATGAAGTAACCTGGCCTACAGACTGACTCGAATGATACTTTACTTCCATTATCCTGAAGGACTAGTCTGAACTTCTCCCATGCTCCTATACTAGTTCGATTGAATGCAATGTATCCTTCTTTACCTTCATTTTCGCAACATGCATAGAATCCATGGACTGACATGATTCCATAGATTTCAGGTTCGTCTGACTGTTCAATAGTGAAAGATTCCCATGCACCAGCAGAATCACGATTAGCCGTCATCAGACCAGCAGGTCTACCGTCAATTACTCCCTGAGGAGCACCACCATCTTCAGCGGACGCGAACTTACCGTGGTCTGATTTGAGTGTAGTCATGATTCCTCTAATAGTCTGGATAGACTAGACAGCAGTTACGTCGAAATTGACTGAATTCGATACTTGCAAGTCAGTATTCAAGACAGTGACTGCAAGAGTACCAGCAACTGACACATCAGGACTGAATCCCAATTCAGTATCAGATACGAATGTGGTAGGAACTGCCACTCCATTGACCTGAACTACAGAGTCCACAAAAAATCCCGTACCAGCTACAACAACTGGAACGGGAACTGCCACTACTGTAGTGGCTGGAGTGAGACTAGTCAAAGCAGGAACTGGACCTGGAGTATTGTTGGTCAATACATATTCAATTGCAGCATATGCCTTCTTTGCAGACGCTGAATCTGAACAGCAGATGTCAAGAATCTCACGAATGTAAAGATCCTGTTCTGCTGTAACTCTCAGACTAGGAGTACCAGCCTTGAGGACAGGACGGAATGGATCCAATCGAACTGATGTGATTGTAGGCATGTTTTTCTCCTATCTAGTTGATTAGACTAGATTATTCCTGAACCTGAATGATTTCAAAGGAACGCTCATCACGGAATTGAGGAGCGTAAATGGTGAACTGGGGTGTTTGACCTGATGGACCTTCAGCCTGTTTAGGCTCAAGATTCTTGATGATGACTGACATGTCTTTAGCGATACCAGACAACTTGTCAGCATCAGTGTAGTCTAGCTTCTGTTGTGTAATAGCCGCTAGGGCAGCATTCATTGTCTTAGCTGCCTTCTTAGTGGCTCGCACACGCGCTTTATTGACTACACTTACAATGGATTCCTTCGGTGTGTCGTATGATGCAGTGGAACTAGCTCCATTAGCGTAAGCCGACACACTACTAGGAGAAATACCTAGTTCGGAAGCCATCTCTAGTGCAGCTGATCTGCCATTCATTAGGTGTTCTTCAGCGATGAGCGCGCGTAGAGAGGAGGGGACATTATTATCCCCTTTATTCCGTCCTCTAGATGGAACCGTTTCTACTACTCCCTCGATTACTTCTAGATTAATTGGAGTAGATACAGGAGTACTTGGCTTCACAGAACCAATGCGAAGTAATTCCTGTTCAAAATCTGAATCATTAACTAGACCTATAGGCATACACTACTCCTATGAGTAGAATAAAATTTAGATTGTAAGGAAAAAGATGGGCGGGAGGTCCGCCAGAGGAATTGTCTCACGAATCCGTCGGATTGTCAAGCCCTCTAAGTCGTTGAAATGAAGTGACTTAGCCCGGAGTCGGGATGGGGGAGTCTCGTCCACTTTTCATGAATTACATTATGAATTGAGGGTTTATTTTTTTTATTTTTTCCTACAGAATTTTACCTCCTCTATTTTTTATATTTCCCTTACTTAATTTGTGCCTGAGAGACATTATTTCCATGTCGACCGTGCATTTTGTGTAATATTTACATATGCTGCATGGGTATACCCCATACCCCTACTACATGACGGCAACTAATAAATAAAAAAAAATATATGGCTCGAGATTTTTTTATCAATAGTCTACTACCCTAGTAGTATAGTCAGCGCATATCGAGCACGCTTGTGCTGTACCTCATGACGATACTATCCAAGTGAGTGGTCGGGCTGGCGCCCGAGTGCGTTTTCTGTATGTAGATATTACACTGTAATTCTTACATATCATGCACATTCTACCCACTCCCCCACTCTCACACTTGATTGGGCTTCGCCCAATATGAGTTTCTGTATGTAGATATTACACCATATGTGTACATATTACCCCCTTCCCCACTCTCCACATGTGTCTAGACCACTCTCGGCGTGTAAATATTGACCACTTCCCCACTCTCGCACCCTCTCTCACCTCAATTTCTACCCCTCTCGCCCCTCTCGACCACTCTCCAAACCACTCCCCCACTCTCGGTTTGGGTCTATAAACGCGAAAAGGGCTAGAGGATTGCTCCCCTAGCCCCTTCCCCACTCTCGCCGCGTGTCTATCCGTGCTCTTGCCAGCGATACCGCGCCGTTTCTTCTCGCTCCTGCTGACGTGCTCGCCGCAGATTGTAAGCCGTCTCGGTCATGGTGTCGGCGATGACCGTGTAATCAAGCATTCCCGACGTTGCCCGGTGCATCTTCCGCGCCGTATTCAGGATGCGCCGCCGCGTTACAGCCGGGAGTGATACGAACTTCTCGAAGTTGTTCAAGGTGTCCCTGCCCTTTCGGTTGCGAGGTTTGGGGAGTGTCGTGCTGACCACTCCCCCACTGCTACTAGTCGCCGTCGCGCATCGCGGATTCAAGCTTGAAAAGCTCAGTCTCGCGGAATGCTGCCGAGAACAACCGGGACGCGCCCTCAATCGCATCATCCTTGGTTGCTCCCGCCATAAGCATCATCATGGCGATAGCTTCCAGCACCAGCACCGTAGCCGTGTGGTTCTCCGGGTTGACGTTCGGGTTCTTCATCTCATAGCCCTTTCGGAGCGTATGTACTGCGTTGAATGCGGCTAGTAGCGGAATTGCCACTAGCCGCGATGCCTGGCGGAATTACTCCGCTTCGTCTTCCGCCCATTCAATGCCGAGCGTGCTGCTGGCAAGCTCTCGCGCCTCATCCTCACTGTAACGCTTAGACGACATCAGCACCGTATACATGTTCTTGAGCCGGAGCTGGTCATCATTCTCAATCGTCGGCCGGACAATTCCAGCCGCGTCAAGTGCCGCAGTAAGTGAAGCCTGACGCGCCGTCTGCTTGGCCGCAGCATTGACGGCCTTGAGTTGCTGCTTCAGCGTCAATTGAGCACCAGCAGCGACCATCTCCGCCTCATTCTCGTAAATCTTCCAAGTGAATGAGAACGGAATAGCCGTTGGCAAATCCTTGTTATACGCGCGCTTCGTGGACGTGTTCTTGCTGAATTCTTTCATGACATTCTCCCTTTTCAGTTTTCAATCCCCGCGGCCGGCATGACTCGCGGGCGGCGGTTCTCGCCGTGACGACAGGATACCACAAGTCAAGGCCCCTGCAACATGCCGCGCCGAGAAAGTCAGTCAATCCGCGCCGAGAGTGTAAATTCGACTCCCCCCATGTAGATGCTACATCCAAGTGTACATCTGACACCCTCCCCTGCTCCACCGCTCCGAATATCTGCCACTCCCCCACTCACATCGACGGGGCAGGGCAGCTTCGAGGCGCAGCTCGCCGAAGACCTGGCAACTTCTGTACCGAGTCACGCTGCGCGTGTAGGGATTGTTCTGTACCTAGATGTATATTATATTATGTCCCATATTGATATCACCCCTCCCTCTCCCTCCTATACATATTCAGGCATATGGGGTATGTAGGAAGTACACGAAAGATATATTAAGTATATTCTTATTTTTTTTTTTTTGTTTTTTTTTAGTAATCCAATTCTTGAATTTGC